AAGGAAACCGCTACCGCCGTTCCACAACTGGAACGCGCAATGCTTCCCAAAGTAGAAACGAGAACAAAGCGTGGCGATCACTAACGGCTACACAACGCTGAATGATGTTAAAGCGGCATTGAATCTTGAAGATTCGATGGATAACGCAGCCCTTGAAATGGCTATTGCGACCGCTTCACGCCAAATTGATGATTATTGCGGTCGTTTCTTTTACAAGGATGGCACACCTGAAGCACCTGCCACCCGTTACTACACCCCAACCGACTATTACATTCAACCAGTTGATGATTTTGTAAGCATCAGCGAGATTGCAACCGATGATAACTTTGATCGTTTGTATGGAACTGTATGGACCGCTGACGATTCAATGTTTGAACCAGTCAACAATCCTTCACGCGGTTGGCCAATGTCTCGTATCTTGGCGGTAGGTTCCTATGTTTTCCCGTGGAACTTGCCACAATCAGTACGCGTTAGAGGCGTTTTTGGATGGTCAGCGGTGCCATATGAAGTAAAGACCGCAGCAAAAATTCAAGCCTCTCGCCTGTTCCTGCGTAACCAGTCACCTTTTGGCATTGCTGGCAATACAGACTTAGGAACAGTGCGTTTGGCTGCAAAGTTAGATGCCGATGTTGAGGCTCTGTTGCGCCCATTGCGCAAGAATAACGGCTTGGCCAAGTAATGTTACCAAGTGAAGTTAGAAACGGCTTAAAAGCCAACCTAGAGGCGATTAAGGGTATGCGTGTGTATGAGTTGCTGCCTTCAGTACCTGTTGCCCCTGCAGCCATTGTTGGCCAGTTGGATTTCACCTTTGATTTGAACAATGCCCGTGGTTTAGACCAGGCAAACCTAGATGTTGTTGTTTTGGTTCAGCGCTTTACAGAGCGTTCAGGCCAAAACGAACTTGACAAGTACCTTGCAGGTAGCGGGGATTTCTCAATCAAGGCAGCAATTGAATCTGATCTAACTCTTGGTGGGGCTTGCAACACTTTGCGTGTCACATCAGCCGAAGCGGGTACTTATTCCGCAGGGGATATTGAGTTTCTTTCATACCGATACCGTCTCACCGTTTGGGGATAAGGAGAAAAATGAGCTACACAGTTACCTCGGACAATTTCGAGGCGAAGAAAAAAGGCGAAACAATCACCGATAAAGAATTGCTTGAACTAGGACTGAACATTGATGCCCTAGTTGCAGGCGAACATCTCAAGAAATCAGCATCAACTAAACCAGCAACAGTAGAGGAAACAAAATAATGGCCCGTATCGTATTAACAGACGCATCAGTTGTTATCAACGGTGTGAACTTGAGCGAATTTATTACAAGTGTGGCAATTTCAACAAGCGAAGATGTTGTTGACACAACAGGTATGGGTTCGGCTGGAGCGCGTACCCGTGTAAGTGGCCTTGCTGATAACTCAGTTACATTTGAATTCAACCAAGATTTCGCAACATCAGCACCTGAAGTGACAATCAACGCAGTTGGTTCATCACTTGTTGGAACAGTTACAACTTGCGTTGTAAAGCCAACATCTGCAGCAGTTGGTGTGGCAAATCCAAGTTACACATTCTCAGCCGTTGTTACAGAGTGGCAGCCACTATCAGGCGCAGTTGGAGAGTTGGCAACAATTTCTACAACTTGGCCAATTTCAGGCGTAATTACAAAGGCGGTTGCATAGTATGCCACGCTTAGTTCTTACAAATGCGTATGTTGTGTTTGCAAGTAATGATATTTCTCAATATGTGACCTCAATAAGTCTTGGAACATCTTATGATGTTATTGACACAACAGGAATCTCAACCACAGGTGCAGCTCGTACTCGCGTTGCTGGCCTTGCTGATAACTCAATCACAATTGAGTTCAATCAAGATTATGCAGACAATGCTCTTGAAGAACTTATCAATGGAACAACTACAACAAACGGAACTGTTGGTTTAGTTGTTGCAATGGAAGTTCGACCAGTTAACACAACAGTAAGCGCAAGTAATCCAAAATACACATTTAACGCTTTGATCTCAGAGTGGCAACCAGTTTCAGGCGCAGTTGGAGAATTAGCAACTGCATCAGTTACTTGGCCAATCTCAGGTCCAATCGCAAAAGCAATCGTATAATCAACTAAGGGGGAAAAGATGGATGGATTAGCAGTTAAGGTAAAAACAACTGATGGTGTTGAGGCTATTTACAAGTTAACGCCTCGCATCATTGTTGCATTTGAACAAAACTTTGGCGCTGGTATGCCTAAGTTGCTAGGTGAGCAACAAAAAATTGAACATATCTATTGGCTCGCTTGGAAATGCCAACAGGTTGCTGCTCAAAATAATGGTGGAACACCAGTAAAACTTTTTGGCCCAGAGTATTTGGATACTATTGTCAGCGCAGAATTGGATGCTGATAGTTCTTTCGAATCCACCGCAACAGCCTGACATACACGGTTGCTGCGGTGGCCTGCGAAACTGGCATTTCTCCAATTGATCTATTGGATGCCCCTGAAGGCATCTTTGAAGCAATGACTATTTATTTGAAGGAACGAGCTAAAGCCAATGGCTGATGATGTAATTGTTCTTACAGGTATCAAAGAAACTTTGGATGCGCTAAAAGAGTTTGATAAAGATGCGGTTAAACGCTTCAATAAAGTTATCAATACCGAGTTGGCGGGGGCGCAGCGTGATGCCAAGAATCTAATTAGTGAAGAACCACCGATGAGTGGCTGGCGCAAGGCAGATGCTGCCAAGCCTACCAAAACTCGCGGTGGCAAAGGTTGGCCTGGGTGGAACGCTGGAGAGATTCAATCAAAAATCACTAAGACAAGAGCCGAAGGCAAAGTTCGTAAAGGTGATTTTACAACCAGCGCAGGTGCTTTGCTCAATAAGTCTGCAGCGGGTGCAATCTTTGAAGTTGCTGGTAGAAAAGCATCAGGAACTAAGCGAATGTTTGCAACAGATAGCGGTGGACAATTCCTAAGAACTTTGGGCAACAGATTCGGTAAGGCTTCGCGTGTAGTATGGCGTGTTGTTGACAAGGATAGAGTAAAGATTCAAGCAAATGTAGATCGTGCTTTGGAAGAAGCAAAAGCACAATTGCAAAGAGAATTGAACAGAGAGCGAGCATAACAAATGGCAGTTGGCGCAATTGTAGCCCGCATCCTCACTCAGTATTCCAATAAAGGTTCAAAGGCTGCTCAAAAAGATATTGTTGCATTGCAGAAAAAGTTTGATGCTTTTGGCAAAAAAACTGCAAGAGCATTTGGTATTGCAACCGCAGCATCAGCAGCCTTTGCGCTCAAGATTGGCAAAGATGCAGTTCAAGCTGCAATTGCAGATCAAAAATCTCAGGTACTTCTTGCCAATACTTTGCGCAACACAACAGGTGCAACTGAAGGTGCAATTACTGGTGTTGAAAGCTACATAACTTCGTTACAAAAGCAATTTTCTGTTGTGGATGACGATTTAAGGCCTGCGATGGCTCGACTATCGGCAGCCACGGGTTCAATTACTGCCGCTCAATCACTAATGCAAACTGCGTTAGATGTAAGCGCCTCATCAGGTGCCGATCTTGCAACATCTGTTGGCGCAATCATAAAAGCAACCAGCGGGCAATTTAAGGCACTGAAAACACTTGTGCCAAGTTTGAGCGCTGCAACAATTGAATCAAAAGACTTTGGCAAGGCGCTTGAAGAAGTCACTAAAGCAACATCAGGTGCAGCGGCAAAGCGTGCTGGCACTCTTGAATTTAGATTGCAAGGTTTAAGAATTGCCTTTGGTGAAATCCTTGAAACTCTAGGTTATGCGCTTTTGCCTGTTATGGAAAAATTTGCAAGTGTAATATCAACAAAAATCTTGCCAAAACTTGAAGCCTTTATTGCAGTCAACAAAGATAAGATTGCAGAATCATTTAAGGTTGCTGCAGAATTTGCAGTTCAATTTCTTGTAGCTCTTATTTCTATCGGTGACTGGATTGCAAATAATACTGGCAAAGTAAAGGCAATTGCCGCTGCTTTTGCACTAATGTTTGTGGTTACTAAAGTTTATTCAATGATTACTGCGATCAATCTATTAACGGCTGCACTTGTCAGAATGAATGTTGCAATGGGTGCAGGCGCAATTGGCGCAGTAACAAAAGGCGCAGCCAAAGGTGGTATGTTTGCAACTCTTGGCGCTGCTCTTGCTGCTGGTAATCTCGGTGGCAAAATTGGAACTGGCATTGCTGGGTTGATACCTGGCACAAAAGCCAACAGATTAAAGAATTCAGTAAAGGCATTTGGAACATCTCCAATGTCACCATCACCAAGCGATCTTTTAAGTGGAAAGTTTGCAGGCGGTTCAACACCTTCAATTGGTGGCACAACTGACCCACTAAAGGCGTTCCTAGATGCACTCAACAAGAACACAAACGCGGTTAAGAAGAATACAAAAACTGCATTTGATATTGCAACCGAAAATGCGATGAAGGAACTTGCCGCTCGTCAAAAGGCGCTTTCGGGTTCAGCCTCAATTGCAATCGGTGGCGGTGGCAAGATTTATGGCACTCGCAATAACGCAGGCAAAATTGAAGTAAATGTAAATGCTGGCAATGTAATCGGCTCAGCCGATGCACTCATTGAGGCAGTTCAAACAGGCCTACAAGCTACTGGCCGCCGTAACGGTGGCACTTTTGCTGGTGGCCGCAATATCGGAAATCTTATAGTCTAATGCCAGCATTTGATGGAGTAACCTCACCAAGCATTGCGGTTCAATTCCTTAAAAGCGGAACTTGGACTTCAGTAACAACAAGTGATGTTGTTCAAATTGATATTCGGCGTGGCCGTGAGCGTGCAGATTTGCGCGATGAGGCAGGTTTTGCAAGCATCATTTTTAACAACACAAGCGGTTATTATGACCCTGACAATGTAACCACTAGCCCGTGGGTTGTTGGTGGTACAAGCATCCTGCGTGATGGCTTACAAATGCGCATCATTGCAACTTGGGCATCTACTGCATACCCATTGTTTTATGGATTTCTTGAGAATAATTACACCAATCAGGGATTCCTGCCAAATGTCACAATGACTTTCTACGATGGCATTGGCTTTATTGCCGATGGCTTCGCGCCAGCGTTGGCCACTGCCGCCAACTCTGAAACAGCAGCCCTTCGAGCAGATAGAATGTTGACGATTGCAGGCTGGCCATCAGGTGCAGCACGATCACTTACAGGCTCAGTTACAATGCTTGCAACAGTTCAAAACCGCGGATGTATGCAGGCAATCACCGAATGTGTTGATGCAATTGCTGGTCGTTTCTACATTTCAAAATCAGGCGTAGCCACATTGGTACCGCTGGCAGACAAATTCAGCCGCCCAACTCAATTGCTTTTTAGCGATTCAAACGCAAGTAACACTGTTCCATACACCGATTTGATTACTAATCCAGGCACGAAATATGTGGTCAATCAGGCAATTATTATGCGCGGTGATAACAATCAAGTTACATCTACATATAACCCAAGCAAAAATGCTTATGGCGTTGTTAAAAAGGAAATTTTTGCACCTGTTGATACAGATACCAACGCAACAAACTTAGCTTTGTACGAATCACGCAAACTTGCTTTGCCTGAAACCTATGTTGAGCGCATTGAATTTAACGGCCTTGTAGTTCCAAAGAACGGATTGCTTTATCCTGATTTTCTTTCAACAGAGTTAGCCGATCAGGTTAGCGTACAACGCACAACTTATGATGGCCGTCCTTTGCAATGGAATCTAGTGGTTGAAGGTATGAAGCACACTATTACCCAAAGCAATTGGATTGTTTCGTTTAACACATCCGACATCAACCCTTTTAGCATTACAATCTAGGGGGAACAATGCCTTTATGTCCGCAAATTACTAATACGCCAGTTACCGTTACACAAACTGCAGACTTTACAGTTTCCAGCGTATTGCCAGTCGTTCCTGCAACCACCACGCAACTTGATGAAGTAATTGTGTTGGCTGATGGCAAAACAAAAGCGTATTACCAAACAACTGCGCCAACAACGGGTATGACCGAAGGCGATATTTGGTTTGATACTGATGATGGCAACAAACAGTATTACTACACGGGAACGGCTTGGGTATCTGTTCAGGATACTGCTATTGCCGCCGCCCAGTCAGCCGCTACCGCAGCTCAGACAACGGCAGATGGCAAGAATAAGATTTACCGACAAGGAACCACACCAGTAGGAACATTTACTGTTGGTGATCTTTGGTTTAACACATCCAATGACAATTCAATTTCGCGCTGGGATGGTTCATCTTGGGTCGCTAACACACTTGGCAACAATGCCCTTGCAAGCATTTCAGCCAACAAAATTACCGCTGGCACCATTGATGCTTCAATTATTACTGTTTCCAACATCAACGCTGGCAATATCTCAACTGGCACATTAAATGCTGATCGAATTGCATCAGCAAGCATTACAGGCACAAAGATTGCTGCTGGCACAATCCTTGCATCCAATATTGCAACAGGCACCATTACCGCAACCCAAATTGCTGCAGGCACAATTACCTCATCTCAGATTGCAACAGGCACAATTACTGCAGATCGAATCACTACTGGTGCAATTGGTGGCTTTACTATCACAGGTACCTATCTTGGTGGTTCAGGTGGATTCACGCTTTATTCAAACGGCGTTATTGATGGTGGACTTTCTAACACTATTTTTTATGGGTACGCAAACATTGGTGGTGGACCCGCAACAGGTGAGCGTTTCATTGTTACTGGCAATTCAAGTTTTGTTGGTCAAGCAATTTTTAGTGGAAATACAACTTCCCAAACACATTTTTTCTCACCTTTTGCAACAAATGTTACATCTGCCGCTAATGGCTATTGGGTAACGAGTGGTTCAGGTCGTATGACTTACACAACCGCATCATCTCAACGATACAAGCACGATATTGTTGATTTGGTAAGCATCTCTGAATATGACCCTAAAAAACTTCTTAACCTGCCAGTGCGAGCATTTAGATATAATGAAGATTATGTAACACCAACTGATGATCGAGCTGAAGTATTGATTCCTGGTTTTATCGCTGAAGAAGTTGATGCAATTTATCCAATTGCTTGCGATTACTCAGAAACAAAAGGGCCTGAATCTTGGAATGACCGCGTGATTTTGCCAGCAATGTTGGCTTTAATTCAAGATTTGTATCAAGAAATAGAAAAACTCAAGGGGGAATAATGGAACAAGAAGTAGATATTCAAGAAGTCTTAAAGAATATGCGCGAAACTATCGGCGTACTCGCCCAGGAAAACGCAGTTCTAAAGGCACAACTCACCACTAACTCATAACGGGAGAACCGCGCAAAT